TTGGATTAAGGGAGGACTAGACTATGGCTACATATACTGTAACTGGTGCTGTTGCTGGCGTTCCGCTCGGCATCAAGCCACAAATTGTTGAAGTCGTTCTTGACTTCTCCAGCACCAACCTTACTACTTCAGACTCAGTTGAAGTTTTCGAAATGAAAGCTAACACTCTGGTTCTGATGGCTGGTGTTGAAATTCTAACTGCAACATCTAACTCTGGTTGTGTTATCGACTTAGGCGATGACTCTGATGATGATTTGTATGTTGCTGCTCTGGATGCTACGGCAACTGGACACGAGATTAATAATGCAGCAGGTACAGCAAAACTGTATACTTCTGCTGATACCATCGATATGATTGTTAATTCAGCAACATTCGACGGTAAAGCACGTGTCTTTGCTGTGATCGCAGAACTCGGCACTGCCGAAACTGCGGCATCGTTCGCGTAAGTGAACTGGGGGGGTCTTCGGGCTCCCCCGACTCACTGGAGTTATTATGGCAGAAAAAAAACCACGTAAAAGAGACAAGATGCCTAAGCGCAACAAGAAGAACTTTCGTCCTACGAAAGCTGGTGCGGGCATGACAAAGGCGGGCGTAGCTGCCTACCGCCGTAAGAATCCGGGCAGCAAGCTGAAGACAGCAGTTACTGAGGACAAACCTCGTAGCAAAGCCCGTGCTGCACGTCGCAAGTCATACTGTGCACGTTCTGCTGGGCAAATGAAGAAGTTTCCAAAAGCAGCCAAAAATCCAAATAGTCGTCTGAGACAAGCCCGTCGCAGATGGAAATGTTAACTTGACACGGAGATATCCAAAATGGTAATGAAGAAAAAAAGCAAAGGTATGCGTAACGGTGGTCGCACTATGAAAAGCAAAGGTATGCGTAAAGGTGGTCGTTCCATGAAAAGCAAAGGTTACGCTGCAGGTGGTCGCATGAAGAGTAAGGGTATGCGTAAAGGCGGTAAGGCTAAAACGATGACTCTTGCACAGATCCGTGCCGCTGCTAAGAAAAAAGGTTACAAGCTCGTTAAATCTTAATGGCATATTTGCAAAGCAATATTCCGCACTTTAAGTGCTGGGTGCGTAGAGAGTACACGCACAATCACGAAAAATATCATGGGGAGTTCCTTCATGCTATGGCTGTAGCAGTCACAACGATGCCCTGCCGTAGTTTGAGCTTTCAGGTTATATTTACAGGTATTGCTGCAGAGGGTGAAGAAGAAGACACAGTGCACGGTGGAGCGATGTGGGCACGTATGCCAATCACTGCGCTCATGGCAGATGTCCCTGTAGAAGACTGGCCCAAGCCAATGGACGTACATGATGCCCAGCCGTGGGACTGTTCTTCGCACCATCACGCTGTATACGTGTTGGACAGAGCGACACCCTGCCCGTGGTACGCTAAGATAGACGGAGAGATGTTTCCTGCAAAGTATCTCTTTACTGTGGATTACACAGAGAGTGAGATAGCAGACGATCCAGCCCAACATAAACAAAGCCATGTGTTACACTTGTTGGATGCCGGAGAGTGGACAGGCAACATTGTTGCACTGCCAAACAACAGAGTAAGAGTAACACATCCTGCTTGGTTCGAGACAGGCACTGGCGCACCAGACTTCAAACCATCAGCACACATACACTATTCTAAAAGCGATCTAGATTACACGCTAGATGTAAACAGAATATTTGACAACTTATACGCAGAGGAAGAATAACAATGTTGATTTGTTTTAAATGTTCAGAAGCTCCTTGTAACAGGGACACCTGCAAATGCCCCTGCCACGAGGAGGATAAAAAATGCTGAACGCATTAATCGGGCCTGTGACCAATCTCGCCGGAACTTGGATGAAGAACCGCGCTGAGAAGGCACAAGCCAAACAAAAACTTGCCGTTGCCAAAATAGAGGCACAAACAAAAAAGGTAGAACAAGATGGAGCGTGGGAGTTAGAACAAGCTCGTGCCTCTGCAGACTCGTGGAAGGACGAGCTCTGGACAATTTTTTTCGTGGGCTTGCTGTCGGCTTGCTTCTATCCTCCAGCCCAGCCGTACATTGAGGATGGCTTTCGTTTCTTACGAGAAGACCTACCTGAGTGGTTGAGTTGGTCAATCATGGCTAGTATTGCAGCTTCATTTGGCTTGAAGTCGATTGGCAAAATACGAGGCTAGAACAATGCGGCTATCTAAAAACTTCACGTTATCTGAACTAACTCGCAGTCAAACAGCAATCCGCAGGGGTATCGACAATACTCCGGGCGATGAACAAATCAAGAATCTTGAACGAGTATGCTCTGAGATATTACAGCCTGTGCGTGAACACTTTGGTGTTGCGTTCTCTCCTTCATCTGGATTTCGTAGTGTTGCTCTATGTGAGGCGATTGGGTCTAATTCCAAAAGTCAACACGCAAAGGGAGAGGCTGTAGACTTCGAGATCCCCGGACAGGACAACAAGTCTGTTGCAGAGTGGATACGAGATAATCTGAACTTTGACCAGTTGATACTGGAGTATTACACTCCGGAAGATCCAACATCCGGCTGGATACACTGTTCTGTAAAAGAATATAGCAACCGTATGGAGTGTTTAGTGTACGACGGGAAAAGTTATTCTAGATTTTAGTTGACTTTTTTGTTGTTCAGGTGTATCATAAAGGCAGGGAGTATTACATGAGCCAGCTAATTGTACAAGCACTTTCTCACAGATACCTGTCTAAAAAACGGGATGCGGAACAGATGTTCGACTTTTTTAACGGTGTGATTATTGCCGATACGGATGTTGAACAAGTTTATGAAAAATTAGAACAAGCACTAGAAGATTGGCTTGAAGCAGACCTGAAGCTAGGGGCACTTAGTCTTTTGTCTGGAGATGCCAATCATCCATTTGAGAGAGTAACAATAAATGACCAAGAAACGATCTTCAAAATCTAAAAGCAAAAAAAGCCCGACACCCAAAAACAAGGCTCTTTACGCTCGTGTAAAAGCTGAAGCAAAACGAAAATTCAAAGTATATCCAAGTGCTTACGCAAACGCTTGGTTAGTTAGGACCTATAAGAAACGTGGTGGTACTTACGCATGAGCCTAACAGAATGGTTTGGAAAAGGACCAAAAGGCGACTGGGTAGATATAAGCCGGAAGAACAGGGATGGAAGCCACCCTCCATGCGGGCGGAAAAAGGCTTCTACTGCCCGATCCGGCTATCCGAAATGTGTGCCTCGTGCAAAAGCGAACCGTATGAGTTCTGCACAGAAGAAGAGTGCAGTTCGTCGGAAACGCGCTAAAGCGCAGGGAGTGGGCGGTAAGCCCACGAATGTTGCCACAGACTCTCCTAGAAAGACAGCAAAGGCAGCATATGGAGGTAAGATATACTCCTGTGGTAGCACCTCAAGACGGGCAGTGTACTAATGTTAAAAGATGGCAGTAAGCATCAGACAGTAGGAGTTACTGTATCTTCCACCTCTGCTGACGGTAGTGCTACAGTTGTATACACCACTCCTAATAATTACAGCGGAGCCATCAGATATCTTCATATATCAAACAATAACTCTGCTGCAAAAAAAGTATCCGTACAGTATTACGATGCGGCAAGCACAAACTATCATTTCATTGCTAAAGATTTAAGCATGTCTGCAAACAGTGTTACGAACCTTGTGAACAACAGTTTTTTCTTCACAAACCCCGGAGACAAAATCGTAGCGTTTGGAGAAACTGCTGACACGATGGAACTGTTTGTGTCTGTAGAAGAGTTTTTTGATCCGCACAGAGGTTAATAATGAATTACTTACAGCTTTGCAACGCAGTTCTTAGAGAGCTTAACGAGGTAGAAATCACAAACGTGACTTCAACTCGCGGGCTGCAAACGGCTGTAGCTGACTTTATAAACAAAGCGCAACGCGATATCATCAACTCTGAAGTCGAGTGGCCCTTTACGGTAGCCAACGACTCAGATACGACGGTTGATGGTCAACGTCTCTACTCATTTGAGACTAACGCTAAGACTCTTAAATGGTCAACATTTACTGTGCAAGAGTCCGCAAGTTTACCTGAACGGCGATTGGACTATATTAGTTACGATGAATATCTGGACAAGTACCACGAACGAGATACCAATCCAGATGGTAGCTCAGAGGGGTTGCCGGAGTTTGTGTATCACACACCGGATGATAAGATTGGTCTGTCCCCAGTTCCCGACAAATCTACATATACAGTGCGATACGCATACTATACCACAGTATCTGATTTAGCTACAAACACAGACACTCCGTCCATACCTGACCGATTTCACGATGTAATAGTCAACAGGGCAAAGTATTACGCATATCTTTTGCGTTCTGACCCACAAGCCGCTCAATTCTCACAGAGGGATTACGAACAAGGGTTACGTCGGATGAGAGTGGAACTCATCAATCGTAAAGACTACATGAGAGCAGTCTGATGCCCGATACTTCAATTATCAGTCCATATGTGGTGAAGTTAAGTGGCGGTCTTATTCTCAACAGAGATTCGTTCTCTATGCCTCCCGGAGCCGCAACAGAGTTAATTAACTTTGAGCCAGACGTTTCAGGTGGCTACCGTCGCATCAATGGTTACGCCAAATACAATTCTAATATTGTGCCTCAGACAAGTGCTTCTACAGAAAAAATCTTAGGAGTTGCAATATACAAAGACAAGATTGTCGCTGCTAGAGGAACAAAAGTATTTTTTGGAGGTGCCACAGGGTCTTGGACAGAAATAGATTCCGGTAGAACCAGTGCTGGTCGTTATGACTTTACAGTCTACAATTTCAACAACACAGAAAAAATAATATACGCTGACGGTGTAAACAGAGCCTCTATTTTTGATGGCTCCAGCGTTACAGACGTAAATGCTACGGGTGCACCATCTGATCCTGAATCAGTCGCTGTCTTTAAAAACCATATGTTTTTTGCAGGTATGTCAGCAAACCCACAAGAAATTGTGTTCTCTGCACCGTTTACTGAGACAAGTTTCTCTGCGGCAAACGGAGCCGGATCTATTAAGATAGACAGTGCTGTTGTCAAGTTGGTTACTTTCAGGGATTCCCTGTTTATATTCTGCGAAGATCAGATACACCAGCTTCAAGGATCGTCCATCGCAGACTTTGTTTTAAAACCAGTAACTCGTAGGATTGGTTGCGTAGATAGATTTAGCGTTCAAGAACTTGGCGGTGACATTGTTTATCTTGCACCTGATGGTCTTCGTACATTGGCTGGTACAGCTAAGATTGGTGACGTAGAGCTTGGAACTGTATCAAAACAAATTCAGGACAGACTGCTTCTTCGTAACATCAGTCTGGATAGAATCTCATCTGTCGTCATCCGTAACAAAAGTCAGTACAGAATATTTTTTGCACAAGACACTGCAGTCGAAGCATCCGCCCCCGGAGTTGCTGGAGTGCTGAAACAAACAGATCAAGGTGGCATCGGTTGGGAATACTCTGACATAAAAGGTATCAAACCAGCATGTTGCGATTCCGGATTTGTTAGTAACGTAGAAACAATTGTGCATGGGGGCCATGACGGTTATATTTATCAACAAGAAACAGGGAACACTTTCGATAGCACAAACATTGTAGCTAGGTTCTCTTCTCCAGATCACAACATGGGCGATGCAGGTATCCGCAAGAATATGCAACGCATCATCTGGAACTATGAGAATGAAGGGACTGTTAACTCTAAGTTCCGTATTCGGTATGATTTCTTTTCAACCGACAGTCCGCAACCTTCGCAGTATTCTCTCCTGACAGGAGGTTCTGCTGCTATTTACGGAAATGCTGTTAGCACTTACGGAACAGCGGTGTACGGATCGTCAGGATCTCCTCTTGTTCGTCAGAGCGTTGAGGGTGGAGGATTTACCGTAGCGGTTCGTGTAGACGATAATGGAGGACTAGCCCCGTTCTCCCTAAAAGGATATCAACTAGAATTTACCCCCGGAGGAAGAAGGTAAAAAATGGTAGGATACGCAGCAAGACAATCAACTTATGTAGATGGTGACGTTATTGATGCCGCCGATAGCAACGATGAATTTGATGCAATCTTAGCGGCATTTGGATCAGCCAGCGGACACAATCACGATGGCACAGGTGGCGAAGGAGCCCGCATCACTGTCGTTGGAACATCTGATGACAACGTTACGTTTGGATCAGCCCTGACACCTGACGCAAACAACACCATAGATATTGGTACAAGCGGTGCACAGTTCAAAGATATATACATAGACGGTACAGCTTATCTCGACGCAATTGATTTCAACGGCACAGCCATCAGTTCAACCGCTGCAGAACTGAATATTGTAGACGGTAGCACTGCCGCCACCTCTACGACGCTTGCAGACGCTGACCGTGTGGTCGTCAATGACAATGGCACGATGGTGCAGGTTGCTCTAACTGACTTTGAGACGTACTTTGAGTCGGCTCTGGATACCCTGTCTAACGTGACAACCGTTGGTGCTCTTAACGCAGGTTCGATCACTAGCGGGTTTGGTGCAATCGATAACGGTTCATCTGCTATCACCACTACAGGCACAGTTACTTACGGTAATCTGTCTGACGGAAGCATCACAATCACTGCGTTCGTTGACGAAGACGATATGAGCAGTAACAGCGCAACGCTGGTGCCAACACAACAATCTGTCAAAGCATATGTAGACACACAGATTACCGCTGAAGATTTAGACATTACAACAGACAGCGGCACTATTGCTATCGATCTAGATAGTGAGACCTTGACTGTTGCGGGGGGCACAGGTCTTGACTCTAGTGCAACAAGTAACACAGTCACGTTGGCTATCGACAGCACCGTTGCAACACTAACAGGTTCTCAGACGTTAACAAACAAAACGCTGACAAGTCCAGACATCAACGGTGGCACAGTGGACGGTGCCACTATCGCTACATCCGATATCACTGTGGGATCCGGAAAGACTCTGGATGTTTCAGCGGGCACTCTTACACTTGCAAATGACCAAATCTCTGGTGATAAAGTAGAAGGCGGAACCATTGCTGCTACGACTATTACCACTTTAACTTTTGGTAGTATCACTGATGGTTCAATAACTGTAACTGCATTTGTAGATGAAGATGACATGTCTTCTAACAGTGCAACTCTTGTGCCTACTCAACAGTCTGTTAAAGCGTATGTGGATACGCAGCTTACTGCTGAAGACCTCGACATCACTACAGACAGCGGTACTATTGCTATCGATCTAGATAGTGAGACCTTGACTGTTAGTGGCGGTACAGGCATCGACTCTAGCGCAACGGGCAACGCTGTAACGGTGGCTATCGACAGCACAGTAGCTACTCTGACTGGTTCCCAAACCCTGACTAACAAAACTCTTACAACCCCCACCCTAACAACCCCGGTTGTCAACGCCGGACTACAACTTAAAAACGGATCGACCAGTGCAGGTTTCTTGGAATTTTTTGAAGATTCTGACAACGGAACTAACAAAGCAACTCTTATCGGACCTGCCTCTACAGCAGATGTAACTTTGACACTGCCAAGCACCACTGGAACCCTTGCAACTGACGCTGACATAACAGCTTTGGCTATCGCTCTGGGTTGACAAATAGACATAAAAAATATATAATATAGAAGCTAATAGGAGTAATCATGGCTAACACGTTTAAAGTGAAAACCAACGCTTCAATGCCATCATCCTCTGGTACACCAGACGACCTATATACAGTTCCCAGTTCCACGACTTCGGTGGTTCTGGGTTTAATTATTGCTAATCGTGGAGCATCTCAAGTCACTATCGACGTTAAACTTGTGTCAACTACTTCTGATACAGAGACGAACGAGACGGTGTTCCTGATTAATGATGCTCCAGTCCCGGCAGGGTCATCCCTTGAACTGCTATCGGGCAATAAGGTTGTGGTGCAAACTGGTGATAAGATTCAGATTGATTGCAGTTCGAGCGCAGGTGTGGATGCAGCGTTGAGCATTATGGAGATTACCTGATGTCATATATTGGTAAAAAACCCGTAGACTTTAATGACGTTACGGAAGCGCAGACGTTTGGGGTGACGGGTGATCTTACTGTTGACACCAGCACACTAAAGGTTGACAGCGCAAACAATCGGGTGGGAGTGGGGACTACCGCACCAGAAACTCCTGTTGAAATACGAACAACAAATACACTTGGTAGCACGTTTACAGGCACAGTAGATGGTGAAGGTTTACGAGTTACACAGACAAACTATACTTCTGGTAACTTTGTTAGTCTTGTAGAAGCCCCTTTTGATGATGCCCAAACTGCCGCCAATGTTCGTATTGGTGCAATGTTTGATGGTAGTGGGTCTAATCTAGCTTTTGGAACATCGAACAGCTATGGCTCTGGTATTACAAACGAAGCCATGCGTATTGACAGTTCAGCCCGCTTGTTGGTGGGCAAAACAACCAACGCCATCGGCACAGCAGGTCATAATTTTAATTCTGATGGATTTGCTTCTCACACAAGGGATGGAAACTATCAGTTGGGCTTAAACCGATTATCCGATGATGGCGCACTTGTAAATTTTTTTAAAGATGGTTCAAATGTCGGGCTAATTGCCGCCGATAATGGTGATTTAACTATTGGCACAGGCGACACAGGCTTTCGTTTTCTTGATGGTAGTGATGCGATAATTCCAAGAAACACCGATGGAACCCAGTCTGACAATTTGTTAGATTTAGGAACATCAGGCAATCGTTTCGACGACATCTTTGCAACCAACCAAACTATTCAACCTTCTGACCAAACAATGAAACAACAAATTGCAAGTTTGACAGATGCAGAAATTACAGCCGCCAAAGCAATCTCTAAACTGTTTAAAACATTTAAATGGAATGACAGCGTTGAGACTAAGGGCGATGCCGCCAGAACACACACTGGTCATATTGCCCAAGAAGTGCAGTCGGCAATGACCGATGCAGGGCTTGATGCAACTAAGTATGCTTTCTGGTGTTCAGATACTTTCTGGGAAAAAGACGTTGAAGTACCAGCAGTGGAAGCTGACGAAGAAAACGGCATTGAGGCAAAAGACGCATACACCCGCACAGACACCTACGAAACCGCAGATGTAGCACCAGAAGGCGCAACAGAGCGCACTCGTCTTGGTATTCGCTATCCTGAACTGCTGGCGTTTATCGGTGCAGCTACTGAGCAACGCTTGGTTGATATTGAAACACGTTTGACTGCACTGGAGGCTAAATAATGCCCTACATAGGAAAAGCCCCGTCATCAGGTATCCGTAGCCGCTTCATCTACACAGCGACTTCCGGACAGACAACATTCACTGGTTCAGACAGCAACGGCAAGACTTTGGGTTACACTGACTCAGAGTACGTTGATGTGTACCTGAACGGGGTTCTGCTCGAACCTGCTGACTATACAGCCACGTCAAAAACGTCTGTGGTTCTTGACAGCGGTGCTACCGTCGGTGATACAATGGAGATCGTCGTCTATGATACGTTCAGCGTGTTCAACGGCACGTTCTCCGGGGACATAACTGTTGGTGGCAAAGTCGCTGGCGATCTTACTATTGAGGACGATTTAAAGTTAACGAGCGATTCTGCACAGATAGCTTTTGGTGCTGACAGCGACATCACACTTACTCATGTTGCAGATAGCGGTTTAACATTTAAACACACGGCAACGGCTGACGACAAGCCAATTAATATAACGCTTGCAACGGGCGAAACCGACATCGCGGCTAATGACGTGATTGGTAAAATTAACTTTCAAGCACCCGATGAGGGCACTGGCACGGATGCGATACTGGTAGCGGCGGCAATCCAAGCTAGGTCAGAGGGAGACTTTAGCGCATCAAGCAATGCAACATCGCTCGATTTTATGACAGGTGCTTCTGAGGCGGCGGCAACAAAAATGACCATCAAATCAGATGGTAATATCGGCGTGGGCACGAGCAGTCCAGCATTTACTTATGGCGGTGGAATTGAAATTGAACGCGCTGACAGTGCAACTTTGCGGCTTCAGCGTACTGGCTCTACAGTCAGCGCATTGGAATTATCAGCCGATGATGGTCTTACCAGATTAGACACCAGAACATCTACGGCAATGGTGTTTATGACCAATAGCACAGAACGCATGAGAATTAACTCCGCTGGCACGATATTCATTGGACGAACCACTGGTGATGTTAGCACAAGTGAATTTGGTTTTAAAATTTTACAAGCAGGTCAACTGCAACTGTCAAGAGATGTAAACGGCACGGGTACTGTTTTAAGGTGTTTTGGAAATCTTGGAGAAGCTCGAATTGTAGGTAATGGCAATGTTGCAAACACCAACAATTCTTATAGTGCAATATCAGATGAAACTTTGAAAGAAAACATTTCAGACGCTAATAGCCAATGGGATGACATAAAAGCAATCAAGGTTAGAAAATTTAGTCTTAAAGCAGATAAAGAAAGTTCTGCTACGCATATTGGAGTAATCGCACAAGAGTTGATCGCTTCAAACATGAGTGGACTGGTAGAGGAGATGGAAGCAGACTTCGACAGCACAGATATGATTAAAACTGTTAAATATTCAGTCTTATACATGAAAGCTGTCAAAGCCCTGCAAGAAGCGATGGAGCGCATCGAAACCCTTGAAACTAAAGTTGCGGCACTGGAGGCTGAATAATGACTAGCAACGCAAGAGAACTCGCACAGATACCCAGCACTCCGTCAGGGCGGCGGAATATGTTGCATCACAATGGTGCAATGCGGGTGGCGCAACGAGCAACATCAGCAACAGGTATTAATAGCTCTGGCTACTACACTGTCGATAGAGTTGACATGGCTATGTCAACAACATCAGGAGAGTTCACGCAATCTCAGGTTACTGACGCACCAGATGGCTTTAGTCATGCTTTGAAATTTGATTGCACCACTGCTGATACTTCGGTTGCGGCTGGGGAAACTACGATTGTGATGTGGCAATTGGAGGGTCAAGATGTTCAGCAGATGGCAAAAGGTACGTCTGCGGCGAAAGAAGTAACAGTGTCTTTTTATGCAAAAGCAAACGCATCCAAAACCTATGTTTGTGAATTAAAAGATCATACCAACACAAGGACAGTTTCCAAAACATTTACTGTGGGCACATCTTACACTAGGCACGAAATAACTTTCCCGGCTGACACAACAGGTGCAATTACCAGCGACACTGCAAAAGGATTTGCAATGAATATCTGGTTACATGCTGGTAGCACATATACAAGCGGCTCTTTGCAAACAACTTGGGGAGCGCAGACCGATGCCAATCGTGCTGTAGGAATAGACAGTTTTTACAGTAGTACAGACAACACGTTTTTTATTACTGGGGTGCAGATGGAAATTGGCTCAGTAGCCACTGAGTTTGAGCATCTTAGTTTTGCTGAGGAGTTAGCGGCGTGTCAACGATACTATAGGCGTATGGAGCGCACTGACAGCACAGATAGTGCAAACGTTGTTGGAAGGGGTGCAGCGACAATTCGAATAGGATTATGCGTTACTATCTCTACAACTCAGGCACAATGTATCATTGATTTTCCTGTTACTATGAGGCAAACCCCTACGGTAGAGGTGTCTGATGTTGCAGACATTGATTATGCTGTTACCTCTACAACCCCACCCCTTACAGCTTTAACAAGAGATACTGGTCAGTCTGTCAATAACGTAATGCTTAAAGCAACGCCTAGCGGTGGAGGTCTTACAGTTGGACACGCGGCACGATTACAGTTCAATGCAAATGAAAAACACCTAGCATTTGACGCGGAGTTATAAGATGAGCATGGATACAAGTTGGATTGCATCAGCGAAATATGTTGAAGATGAGGACGGGGGAAAAACTATAACTGTCATACACACTGATGGTCGTTATTTTTCAATACCGATGACCGCTGGAAATAGGCACTATGACTCTGTTCTGGCTTGGGTTGCGGAAGGCAATAAAATTGCGGATGCTGATTGATGGACACACCGCTTATCATTGATACCCTTCTTGGGATTGTTATCGTTGGAACAGGATACTTTTTAGTAAATCTGTCATCAGAGGTAAAACGCATAGACATCCTGTTGAACCGGACTCGTGAAGACTTTGCAACCAAAGCAGAACTGCGAGAGGACATGGACAGGGTAATGGAAGCACTACACAGAGTAGAGGATAAGTTAGACAGAGCCTTAACACAACGCTCATAGATCGGTTCTAAGGAGGGAAACAATGGACCCGATATCAACTGGACTAGCCGGGATAACGCTAGTTCAAAAGTCAGTTGAGTTTATCAAATCAAACATCAACACGGCTAACGACATTAAGGATATTGCAGGTGCCATTGACGGACTTTTTGCAGGAGAGAAACAAGTGCAGCAAGAGCGTTTCGGCAGCAAAAGTCTGATAGGGCAAACAAAGGATGTTGCCAGCAGTGTTATTGATTCTAAACTAGCACAGGAACAGTTGGAAGAGATAAGTATTTTAATTGACAACCGCTTTGGATACGGCACGTGGAGACAGATCGTCAACGAACGTGCCAAACGCTTACAAGAAGAGAAAGAGCGTATTCGAGAAGAGAAACGCGAGAAGCGAAGAAGAAAAGAAGAAATGGCTGAAATTTTCAAAATCGTCGGATTCACTGCTCTTGGTGTTACAGCGATTTTACTTATAGCAACTATTTGGTATTTAAGATATGTCTGAAAATAATGAAACAGAAACTCCAGTGGGTTCTCCGGGAGAAAACATTCCTATTAAAAAGGAATTTGAAAAACAGGCGGGTCTTACAGATGAAACTCCAGCCCTTCCTGAAGGTCAAAAATTTACACCAAAAAAAATTGAAATCACAGAGGATAGTGATACTCTGATAACAGGACCTGAGGATATCGAAGAGCTCACTGCAGAAACAAAATTAGCAAGCGTAGAAGACGCAGATATAAAAGTAAGTAAACCAGCAAAAGAAGAAGCCTCTAAAATGGAGGTGTTTACTGATGAAGACACTCCAGAAGCTATTGCTGCAAAAGGGCAGTTATCTAAAAAAGCAATCATTGGTGATATACAAGGAGAAGTTTCTGAACAAGCCATAGCAAAAGCAGCCACTGGAGAACTGGATGAAAAAGCCACTGTACGATATCAGCTAGGTGAATTGTACAAATCTTTAGAAAACGCTGAAGAGCTACCTGCTTGGGCAAGCCCAGCAGTCAGAGCAGTAGGGGCTCAAATGGCTGCACGAGGTTTGGGTTCATCCTCAATGGCAGCGGCAGCTATAACACAAGCCATATATGAATCCGGTGTTCCTATCGCAAAAGCAGACGCTGATAAATATCAACAGATACAACTTGTAAATTTATCAAATGAACAACAGGCTGTGTTGCAAAATGCTGCTACATTTGCAGCTATGGATAAAGCAAATTTAGACGCTCGTATGACAGCGGCAGTGAATAATGCTAAAGCATTTTTAAGTATTGATTTACAAAATTTAACCAACGAACAAAAAACAGCCGAAATAAATTATCAAGGTAAACTTCAAAAGTTGTTGGCAGATTCAGCAGCAAAAAATGCAGCACGTCAGTTTAATGCAGAAACAGAGAATCAAGTAAATCAATTCTTTGCTCAATTGGATGCCTCTATTGATGCAGCAAACGCAAACAGGCTGACTGCGGTTCAACAGTTTAACGCCAGTTCAACAAATGCAATGAATCAGTTTAATAAATCTCTAGAAAATGAACGAAATAAATTTAACGCAAACATGGCGTTACAAATTGAACAGTCCAATACTTTGTGGCGTAGACAAACAACAACGGCGAACACACAAGCGGATAATGAGGCAGAACGAATAAACGCTCAAAATCTTCTTAATATTACTCAACAGGCACAGGCACAACTTTGGCAAGAATACCGTGACAATGCTGCATGGGCTCAACAGTTTGCAGAATCAGAAACAGAGCGCAATCACCAGTATGGGTTGCTTGCCGCTGAAATTTCTGGCAATGAAGATTTATACAAAACAAAAGCAACATACAACGCTATAGCGGCATTGGGCGAGGGTCTGTTGTACAAATTTGTGTTTGGTTAATAGGAGATTGATATGATTAGACGGGCATACAATAGCTTACAAGGGTTTTTTCAAAGCATGTTTCCAAGATATACAACTAATCCAACAACAGGAGCACAAGAAGAAACAGAATTGTTTAAAAGGATAAAAGCAAATGCGGCTAAATCTTTTTTAAATACTGCATCTACTGTTGCACCTCTTGAAATGGGAACATTAGGTGCATTTAAACAGGTTGACACAAGTCTAAAAGGACTGAGCCCCGTAACTCAATTAGTCAGAACTCAAAATTTAGCAGCTTTGAAAGCTGAAACCACACGCAACTCTATTTTAAACATTGTAGATAGAGACAACAGTTTTGTTAATCAGCAGTTTGCTTTAGCTATGAATTCCAGTGTGCCTAAAACACTATCACTCCCAACTGCAGGGTCTACAAAAGGAACCACCATAGCGGCCCCGACAAGCGGAAAAGCTGTTTCAAAAACGTATCGACGTTTGTACAACCCATATCCAAAGGCGTAAAACATGGCAATTGATAATAAAGTTGACATCATGGCTGGAGGTTACGATCCTCGAATGAGACCTCCTCCCGGTCACAGCTTAACAACTCCTCCCGGAAATGCTAAATATGAGCAACCCCCAAAGTTTAGCACATCAGAACAATTCATTGAACACACAATGGAACGCTTAAGTATTCCTGATATTGAAGAGGAGCTTATGAGCTCTCTTGCTATGGGAGTTAGTATTGAAGAAGTCACTAACGGGATTGGAATTGCATCATTTTCTGAAGGTCTTGCAAATCCAGACGTAGTTGAAAACAGTAAACCCGAAATATTTATAAACATTCTATCAAAAGCTATGGACTTTTTTGATGTTGGTAAAGACGATCCTCTGCCGTTTAAGTTGTTTCCAACTGAAAGCGGCGGCATGGAGAAGCGTGAAAATCTTAGTGACATGGACAGACTAAGCACAGCAAAAGAATTAAACCCTGTGGCGGCTCAAGCGTATGATGACAGCAGAAAAATGCAAGATGAAGCAAGAGCCAGAGAAATGGTTGCAGAAATGTCTATGGAACTTAATGAGTATCGCTCTGCTAAAGATAAACAGAACAGCTTTCTAAACGTGGAAGAGGAATAAACAATGTCTTTTTTACAGTTAGTTGCAATAGGGCTTGGTCAAGGTGTTGGGACTGGTCTTAAAGGTGCTTATTTGGCAAAGGCTAAAGCAGAATCAGATTTGGCAGTCGAACAAGAAAAAACAAAACAAGAACAGCTAAAACTTGATGCTGCGGCTGAAAAAGAACGACTGGACAGAGCTCGACAACTTGCAGACAAGGAGCGAGAGAGAATAGACGGTCTTACAACTGCTCATAATAATTTAGTTACAGACCCATTGCACCTTTACAGGTATGATATGAACGCCTATAGAATTTTTGGACAAAACGCAGGGCTCTTCGATCAGACCGCAGAAACATCTTTTGGCAGTAGCTATGGACAATTACCGGAAGCTGTAGGGCTAACTAACATCCGCCATATGATTTTAGCGGACGGGGATGATGCTGGACGTGCTGAAAACAGATTTAAACTAGAACTTGCAGAACCATTTATTATTAATGGTAACACTCAAATAAAACAATGGGAGCTTGCGTATCTTTCACACGAAGGAATGAAAAAACGATTTGGTCCTAACCCCACCCCAGAAGAGCAACAACAAATAAACCAAAGTGAAACGGAGTACAAACGTGTGCTTGCTGGTTTGTCTACTATGTATGCAGACATTATTGATAAACGAGGAAAATTTGCTTCAGAGATTCAATTGGGTGGAGAAGGAGGCCGGGGCGTAACTCCATACACTTACAACATACTACGCGCAGATTCGGGTGTAGCTGACATATTTAACAACTCTCCGATACCCAATGAAATTATCAATGAGTATGTTATCTTACCTGCTTTAAATACCAACTTAACAAAATTAAGAGATGCAAATAAGGAAGGTTATATTTTACAAGTAAATAAAAAAGGAGACGCGACTGGCTCCGTATTAGTTCCAAAACAAATCTCTAATAACACTATCCAGCAGACTATAGAAGATAAACGAGTTGCGGGAGCCACTGCAACCGAAGCCCATAATTCTACAGGGGATAGTATAGCTGCAGCCACAGAAATATCAAATTCTACTGGCGGTGAGTTGGCACCTCAAGATGCTTTAAATGTCGTGCTTACTTTTGAAAAGACGATAAATTCTACTGATGAACGAACAGGACTTCCTTTAGTCCAGATCAACAAAAACAAAACTACAGGTTTACTTAGATTTGAGGTAAATCCAGAATTAGGTCTTAAAAATCCTGACGCAGTAGAAAACTACCAAAAATCTTTAAGAAATATAACTGGTAACGGGACTTTTGGAATGGAAGTTGGTTTGAAGCGTTACATAGGTGTACATCAAATTATAACAAATGTAATTAGACAAGAATTAAGAAAATCTGAAGATACTGGCTCTGGCTTTTTTATGGATTTTCAAGATACAGAGGCTGCTGATTACTTGCCCACATTAGAGTCGTTAGACCGTAATCAACTGGAAAAACAAATAATAACTACAGAAGAAAATCTGTCGATGTCACAAGAACTTCTTCTTATGACACAAGACTACTTAAAAGCAAAATCGGCTGGTGAAAGTGTTCCATTTTATTCAGGATTTGCTCAAAGACTATTCGCAGTAAAAGGTGGTGCTATTGAACAGGCCAGACAACTTGGTTTTCGAGTTGATGACGCAGGTAATTATGTGCGGTACGCTGACAAAGATGGTAACATGGGTACAGATGAAGAACTGTTTGATTATTTAAACGGTCTTGCTGAAGACGCAGGGTTTACAGTTGATACTTCAACTGGAGAACTTATACCTCCCACAGACGCTAAATACGCAGGAGCTTATCGTAACTTTTTGGAAGTTCAATTTATATATATGTTGGCAAGGTCTCTAGAAAACCCAGAGGGAGGAGGAGCTCGTTTGTCCGTTGCAGACATTGAAAACATGAGACAGGCTTTTGGTTCGGGGGGACTTTTTAATGACCCCGGTTTGCAATTGTTGGCTCTTCAAAGAATGACTCAAAACTTTTCTTTAAGGTACTATCATTTAAAGGCGTTAGAAAGAAGCACCAGTCCTCTACAGTACGCTGCTGCCGTGCATATGGCTAATAACCAGCGATTTAAAGGCTTTCAAAAAAATCCTACAAGGAAACAACGAGTGGAAGCAATACAAGAGTTCTTTACAGGAATACTGCGTGACTCAGGACCTATGATGGACGAGACACAAGGCGGAAATTTAGTTAATCCATATGAGGAAGGCAAACCTGCCGATGAATCTGGGGGAGCCGGAGAGTTTGACTTTTTGGGAATTGAGTCTGGAGCAAACTAATGGTTGATTTGACACAACAGCAAGCTACTATTCTACCTCCGGGAGAGAACGTTAAAAAGGTGGAGGAACTAGAGACTACACAGGCTCCTAGCCCTCAACCCGCACCTCCTCCTGCTTCTGACGAGAACATAGTGGACAATGTTAAAATGCCTCCTTCCGAAACTCTTGTTCCGGCCCGATCAAAATTAGGGCCAATGACCGATGCTGAACGCACGGCCATGCTTGATAGAACTAGATTTCTACCTGCTGTTGATGCTACACCAGATGAGATGTCACGGTTCATGGGACTCGTGCCTGATAATAAACTAAAAGATGCGACAATCGATGAACTGTATGCGCCCTATGCTACTCCACTATATATATCTAGCATCGAGTCAAGATCAGACAAAAAATTTATTGGCCCTCCCTCTTCAACTGAAAAGGACGAGCTTCAAAAAATAGGCATGGCTAATGATGCAGGTATGTTTGTTCAGTATGACATGAGACAACAAAATCCTAAACAGCATCCTCTTGATCCCACTAAATATATAAAACAAGACCCCACAACAGGTAAAAATTTTATTGACTATCAATACTTGCAAGAAAACGGAGGTTTTATAAGTTACATAAACGTGGGGACGAGAAAGAGCCCCAAACATATTCCTATAGCCTCTATGAGTCCCAGACAAAAAATGGCAATTAGAAATAAGTATAGTGCGATAGCAGGTTTTCATTATGTTGATGAAACTTTAGCAAAAGAAGATTATGTTAAAATTGTTAAACCAGAAGACGCATCTAGCGGAAAAAGATTTCCGGGTCAAATAGTCACGTATAATTTATTGCGTAAAAATCAAGAAGCTATTGGTCAAACGCTAGATGCAAACATGATTCCAACTCATACTTATGACAAGCCAAGTTGGTTTGAAAGTAGCATTGCTTTACTTGGTGCTGAAGTGGGGTTGGATCCGGCTAAACATTACGACAAATTAATAGCTAAATTTGAAGCAGATACTACAATATCTGAAGCTAGAAGAGCAGCAGAAATACAAGTATTGAGAAAAAACAAAGCACGAGTCATAAAAAGCAAAGGTCTTCGAATCGAACAGGACGAGGATTTAGCAAGACTTCTTGATTCGTACAGAGCTTTAGGTTTTAACGAAGTGCAAATTAATGGGATTGTTTCTGGGTTACAGGACGGTAGTTACGAACGTTTAAGAAGTAAATTTGTCATGGGCGACATTTATGCTGATCTAGGCAATACGGTATTTTCACTGCCTTTTGTTTTTGGAACAGTGCCGTTTGGTGAAGGAAGTCTAGTGCAGCCTTTTGAATCTGGTAAAGAGCCAACTTCTGAAAGTGATGATCCTAATACCATAGGAGCTTTAGTCACGGCTGGTTGGGCTTTTCTTAAAGACATTAAAGAAGGTCGTAACCCTGTTTTTAGCGGGGAAGACAATTTAGTAGGCGATAAAATAGATGTAATAAAATTTGCAAAAGTGTCTGATGAATTTGCAAACGTTATGGGCGTAAGTCCGGAAACAGCTAGAAAAGCGTTAAGTTTACACACAGGATTCTGGGGTGCAGTAAAAGAAACTGGCGAAAAAGCTGCTCCTGCTGCTGTAGGATTTTACTTAGTCGTTAGGGGATTAGGGAAAACTTCTGTGGATAGAGGATTAATTCCTTTCCTGCAAACAAAAGAAAAGTATGCCAACAAGACCCGGCAAGAAATACTAAATGATTTAGCGTCTAGCCGGAAAAAATATGAATACGCTCAATCGCTGTATTTCGATAATAAATTTAAGACATCGTTTAGTTTTGGGCATAACATTAGAAGAAATGCAGTTTCGCTTGCTCAAGACGCTACAATTCAAGCAACACGTCAAGCTAAAAATATACGAAATGTTGAAGTTATAAGAAGAGCAAACGGATTTTTTGATGAGGCAAAAGTTTTACGAGATAGAGCATCTCAAGCCGCTACAGCCTCCGAAAGAAACGCCTTAAATTTACAAGCTGCATCTAAGACAGCTAGAGCAATATGGACAAGCCTGACTGGATTTCCATCAATAAGCCCTATAGCTAAAGGAGAAATAGCTACGGAAGCCGCTTTTGCAATAGGCGGAGGCACAGGCATATATTTAGCTCAAAAGTATTTGCAATCAGGAGATTCCACTGCTTTTGAACTTGGAGGTGGCTTTTTAAGTGCTCTAACTCTTCCGACTATGAGCAGACTTCTCGTGGAAAAAGGCGTAGAGCCTATCGCTCGTCTCACAGGAGAGTTGATATTAGCCGGGACTCCAACAGAATTCTCTAAAGTGTTGAGATCAGCATCCTCTGATTTTAATTTATCAGCAACAGAAACGCGACAACTTAAAGCGTTTTACAATAATATGACAAGCAGAATGTCTCCAGCAGAACGTCGGGAACTTCTCAATGCAACTCAAAGTTACACTAAACTTGTAAAGGAACTGTCAGAACTTCCCGGATCTACAATAACATCGGAGGACGTTCCGGTACTAATAGGTGATCTTGTCTTTAGCACATACCTAAAAGGAATAGGTGACTACCTAAGTATTCAGGGTGGCAGAGTGCTCTCAGGTAATGATCTTAAGCAACTATTAGACTTTAACAGCAGCCTATCAGATGCACGTGAAAGTTTACGAGCTAGAATGGCAGAAACTCTACAAAAAACAGAGCCGTTTAGGGGCAATCTGTCAGAAGAATCGGAAATAGTTTTGTCTAAAATATTTGAAGCTAGAGATGAAGCTCTTAATCTTTTGGATGAGTCAGTAGAAACTATAAACGCAGTAAGCGGTGAATTTAGAAGTAACTTAAATGCTGTATTGAGAGACGGTGTAACTCATGCCGGGGGCACAATAACACAAGAAGTTAATAGGATATTTGACCAAACCATAGATTCCCTTGAAAGAAGTTTGGACCAGCTTGAAGCTAATAATGCTCCTGTTGAAAAGTTGAGAGAAATTCAGGCAAATATTACAGAGCTTAGAGCCAATAGAAATCAGGGCATTGAAAAGTATTTCGAAGATGTAGAAAAGGGAATACTCCCTATGGACGCTGAGTCAGTTGCACAAGCTCTGCAGAAAATGGTCAGAGACGAGTTTAAAGACGGGCAGAGAGACGTAAAAGATTTCTACAAAACAGTAGAAAAACAATATTCAACAACGTACGCTGATCAGACAGACGTTCTCTTAGACTTATTTGAGAGACAAGCAGCGGACGCTGCCTTTTTCCCGGACTTATTCAGAGACCCTGTAAGAGTTGCAGCATCAAAAGTAGCAGCAAAAACTCCAAAACAAACGGAACTTTCAGGGGTTGCTCAAGAATCTGCTAGAAGGTTTTTTTCAAGTCAAGTTGGATTTAAGCCCAACGAAAAAATAAAAACTCCGTCTGAACTTATCAATAAGTTTGTTAATCAGTTGCCAGATGAAATGAAAGAACGGTATGCCTTTTCTGGCAGAACAAACATGGATGCCTTCATATGGTATCGTAAATTTACTCAAGAGATAACTCCTGACGAGTTGCGTTTCTTTGGAGAGTTTGACGACGAAGCACCCGCTCTTTTAAAAACGCTGGGCATAGATGGTATGGACGAAAGGTCTATTGAACAAGCGGCTAATTTAGCTACCTTAGACTTGAGTGCAGTCGAGATGGATTTGATTGTAAAAGGACTAAACCAAGTTCTTAAAAATCCTAACAATTCGGGATATAATGTAGCAAGCAACATTAAAAACAGACTGTTGCAAACGGAGGATGCTGACGGTAATCCAGTGCAGTTTATAAAAGACAAGTACGGATCTGATCCTCAAATAGATACGGAGTTTATAAAATTTTATAAAGACAAAATGACAACAGTTGTCCGTCCGCACTACGCAAAGTTTGATGACAAACTGTTAAAAGAGATAGGCACAAGCGGTGAGTTAGACGGTAATTACTTTAAAAAAATAATAGATGCCCTTAACGATCCTAAGAAAACGAATCCAGCAAATCCCATAGATACGGCAGAGCACATAAACAACACCGTTTTGGAAACAGCTAGAAAAGCGTTCGGGACATATGATCCAAAGACAGGTAAGTTTTATCTAGTTGCTGGTAGTGATGGGGCTAAAAAGTTTCGAACCCTGTTGCTTAACCACTATCGTGAAAGGTTTTTTAACAGCCCTCAAGGTGAAAAAATAAGAAATCTTCTTGGAGACGACGAACTCCCTCTTAACCTAGATTTAAAAGGTGACACTGAACTTCGTGGTCTTGAGGCTTTGAAAGACGCGAGATTTCATACCGTAAATGAAAACGGAGATTTTATTTTAGACACAGAGGCTCCTATGATTACTGATGATGATATATTTGGCTTCGGTAGTCTAGATAATTTAATAAACACACCTTTTAGAACGCAAATGGAAGAAGCAGAGGCTGTGATAGATGCAGTTCTTAAGGACGTGCGAACAGAGGCAGGAAAGATTTCAACAGTAGCTAGAGATAGAGTTAGAAACAGACTTTATAGATATGTAAAAGCAGGATCAGATCCTTTAGAAAATCTTACCGACATGGAAGTTTTGTTTAAATATGTCACAACCCCCTCTGGTTTAGAGGAGATTAAGAAGGTTAGATCCAATATAACAGATCCGGATGAGCTTATGGCGTTTGACGATGAGTTAAAACTAGCACTGGTATCAGGCGTTGTTAAGGACACAACATCAAGACCAGAAAAAGGAGTTGAGGCCGGAAAGTTACTCTTTGACATTGGAGGAGCAACTAAAGTTTTAGAGGGACCAGAATATGTTGGTTTAAGAAATGCTTTAAATGAATTTCATCCTGATTTGACAAAAACCCTCTCGCTGTTTGACGAATTATCTGAAAGAGTTTTAAAAAGAGGAAGTCCGTTATCCGTTCAAGCGGGGCCAAAATCTGTAGACACTCTTGCAGTTTTAAATAGAGGTCGTCAAATTCAACTACGTCAAGTCAGCCCCACCTATGTAGCTATGGAAATAGTAGCAAAAAATAGTTCGGCTCGTAAATTCAATGGTGTGGCTACCATACTTTCCAGTCCAGTTTTAACACGAGAATTCATTAAAATGATCGAGACAGGCAAACCTCTTGATCCTCAAATAGAAAGAAGAATATCGTCTCTATTTTTGAAGACAAGTATGAAAATTGCTGCAATGTCCTACTCAGATGATCCTGTTACCGGAGACAACGGAAACATAAGTGGAAAAGAGTTAGTGGCTAAGTTTGAAGAGAGTGTAAAAAATGACGAAGAGAGATTTGTATCCCAGCAACCTGTGGATTACGATGAATCAATTGAACGACTTAAAAAATACAACCCATATTTCAACGAAGGATTAACACAATGAAGACCTATGGAAACGGACCCAGAGGGATGCGATACGGCGGAATGACTCGTAAGCCTATGATGTACGGCGGAGGTGTTAGTGCGGGTATCAAATCCTTTAAAAACAAAAAACCCAAGAAAAAACAGATGGGCGGCATGATCAACAACACCATGTCAACCGGAATGAACAAGATGCCCAACCCCATGATGGGAAAAACCATGATGGCAGGTGGCGGTAAGTTGCCCATGACCACAGTAAAAGGCAAGAAAGTTCCCTTTTTTGCTGCTGACGGAAAAGGTAAAAACGATTTAGCGTAAAAAAAAGAAGCGGGGATAAACCCCGCCCTTTCAATAACAGCCCCGGCAGGGAAACTTGCCGGGGTTATTTTTTATGTAACTTTATTCAATGTTGATGCTTTGTTTGAGGACTGTCGTGAACGTCTGATGTGCAGCATTTAGTTGTGCAATCTTAAACTCAAGGCGTGATCGCTCGTTGTGTATGTCAGACAGTTGCGAGACAAAATACTTTTGCTCGTCTGTAAAGTCATCCATAGAATATTCTTTGTCGTCGATAACTAATTTCTGTGATTCACTCATATGTATATTCCCGTTGTGTTTATGAACGCAATGATCAGCAACACACAGGCTACTGCATTGAGAACGATTAGTGCTCTGTCGTGCCATAACCATCCTACAACCAACCAGCATACTGCTCCGTTGAAGGACAGAGCTATATCCAGAGCAGGGCTAATGTCTGATGCCCGTGTGATAAGAGCAGCCAAAAACATTACAGTCCCAGTCCATTTAATCCACCACGATACGTCATCTGTTGGTGTTACTTTATCTTTGTGCATTACTTACTCCGCTAGTTTGTCATTGTCTATGTAACGTTTAATTCCATTCCCATCGTAATACCAGTCTCTATCTGCTGGGTCAATAGGTAGTTCCATCTGTCGGGAATCTTTACGAGCTTGTTCTAGCTCTTTGTCCTTTGTATCAGGCGACATATCCATTAGACTTCTCCATTATCTCCTCGCCCTTTGTTTTTAGATACCGAAGAAGGGATGCAACCTTCCATGTGTCATCAAAGTCAGGGGCGTGTTCTTCCATAGTCTTGGTGAACACCTCTGCGTTTACGTAGTCCATCTCCATCTTGATATCCCCGGAACGGGTCATACCCATACGAAGAGAGAAAAGATCGTCTATCTTGGTTGTTGCCTTTTGTTTCATCCTACGTCCTTTAGCTTACTGATTGGTATGTTATAGCAGTCAGCACGGAACGTGTAGTTGTTTGACGGGTCAACATCCCCTCGCTTGTAGCGAATAGCTTTATCGTAGAAATCAGACTTTGGTATACTGCCAAGTATCCAAGCCCGTTTCATATTATGTAACACACGAACAAATATGTAATCATCACAGTCTTGATCAGATCCGTGTGCGGCAACAGAACAATCGTAGTAGGGCAGAGGCTCAGAGTCACAACGCTTTGTCTTAACGTCAATGCGCCGCCCCTCGTGCACCAAGTCGTAGTCGAACGTGTTACTGGGGGAAGCATTTAGATGTCGTTGAACGATGACCTCGCCAAGACTCCCCAGAACGTTGCTCGTTCCGTTGGTGATACTACCAGAAAGAAACTGCATCTGTGCAGCTTTCTTAGCAGCCTGTTTCATCATTTCTTCAGTTACGTCTATTGAAATTATCATCGTTTACTCCGCTGCAACTATATCTACAACCTCACAGGCATCTGCAGAACAAGCTAGTTCCCGGTTGCCATTGGTTGAATCTTCTGTTTCGAACACTTCAAGCCCTGACCAATCTATGTCGTCAGGTGTCTTGAGGTTTATCTCAGACCATTCGACAATACCGTCATCGTTGACGTTAGATACCTTCTGGTAGTTGCCCTTGTACTCTTCCTCAGTAATGTCCTGATATGGGGCTTGCTTATAGGTGTGGTCAGTGAACGGCAGGAAAGATATGCCACTGCACAGATCAAAGTTGTCGTACACCCATGCACCCACCTTGACCCACTCGTCCTCTTTGACACTGATAGTAACAGAGGGTTTGTGCTCACACCAGTGCAAAGCATACAGCTTCCACAGTTCAAGCTGATCGATAGCTGACATGTCGTTGCGACAGGTAGCACCGTGCGGCGAACGTGTGATGAAACTGAACACGGTTGTGTTGTCTGGCTTCATAACGTCTGGCTCGTTGGGCACACCCTGATTAATTAGAAACTGTGTCAATGGGTCTTTGTTATCACCCCGCACAGTTCGAACATAATAGGGGTTGTGTCTTGCGTGAATACCGCTGGCGGCATCGACGAGTTGCGATACAGTGCCAGATGGTTTGACGCAGGTGATAGCTGTAGATTGTTCTATGCCTATTTGATTTGCCACATATGCGTTTTGATCGATTGCCACCTGACGCATTTCAGTCAGCCAACGTACGGAGTCCTCTGTCTTGGATAGCACAGGATGATCCATGATGCCTGTGAGTGATACGCCCAGCAGTCGCTCTTCTTTGGTGTTCTTCTCCCAGACTTTGCGTAAATACTTAAAGTTGGTGAGAGTGCTTTGAAACGTGCCCAGTGTGGTTGCAAGACGAACCTTATGCTTGAGATCATCTAGACCATCCGTAGGACGAACAACCACCTCTGACAGGTTGCAAAACTGATAAGGGCGCAAGATAATCTCACTGCACGGGTTGCAACCAAAGTCGTGTTCAGGGTCACGTCGTCCGTTCTCAGCAACTTTCATCTTAGCTGCTTCACGATTGAAGATGCCACGTTCTCCGCTCTTGCTGTCGTACAAAGACAGCCACTCTTTTAGAAACGTTCCAATGTCGGGTTTCTTGGAGTACGATACAGAGTTGTTAGCCAATGCTCTGTGCCCGTCGTTCTCCCACCAGTTACCAGACTTGGCGTGGGACATCTCCCTGTCAGAGAGATCAGATAAACTAATCAGTGCAGAACGACGAACGCCACCTACGACAACGATCTCACCAACCTTACACATGATGTCGTGGCACTCAATTGCTTTGAGACGACGACCAGCGGCTCGTTTGAAGATGTCGATGCAAAAGTTAAATAACTCAAGTAGGGGTTCCGGTCCAGAAGCACGACCTCCCATAGTCTTCAGACGAACCCCGGAAGGGCGAACGGACGATACATCTATTGATGGGATCTGCCCAGCGTACAGAAGAGACAGCAGTTCACGGAACGCCCTAGCCCACCCACTACGACTGTCAGCGACGTGCACAACAGTTGGGGACTCCTCAAAGTGTTCGTTCACGATTGGTAGCTTGCTCACTTGAGACTCCTCAACAGAGAAGCCCACACCTGTACCACACATAAGGATATACATACATTCATCAAACGCACGAGGACTATCTACAGGCAGGTACGAGCAGTTATATCCCACAACGTTGTCCCGCTCTAAAGCAGATCCAGAAGTCATCATAGCCCGCATAGATGGCATGATTTTCAAATCGAGAATAGCTTCCTCCAATTCTTCAGCAAACAATTCGTTAACGTCATACCCGTGCTCATTCTTAAGATGGTCACACATAAAGTTCATGTAACGGCGCACAGTCTCTTCCCAAGTCTCTCTACGATTATGTTCGGGGAGCCAACGGGCATAACGCGATTTATGAATAAATTGCTGGTAAATGGTGGGTAGCTGATTCGACATCTTACTTCTCCTTTATTTCTATCAACTTGGTGAGATACCATTGAGCCTTCTTCAAGTCCTCTACGCCGTTCTTGTAGCGGTATCTCCATAGGTATTTAATGATATTACCCTGTAGGTAATACTCAAAGCCTTCGTCTGTTGCGGCTTCAATGGCAGAGATGCACTCCACACCTGCCTGATTATAATGTGGTGGGCTGTTTACCACATCTTTTTTACTGTTCACTGTTTGACCCCAAAGTCAACGCGAATGATGTTACCCTCTGTTTCATAGTCCGTACCGTCCTGCTCTGCAAAGTGCTCACGTGCTTTTATGGCAATCACACCGCTAGAAAATACTTGATCAATGTCTGCCTGTAGCAATGCAAGGATGCCCTCTACTGCCACCTCTCCGGGATGGGGGTTGCCATCATCATCAAGCAATCCACCTGTTGTGTCAAATACCTTTGCACTAAATCCTTCTTTGTTAGGTTTGAGTATAACGTAGTACCTGTCTGGTAACAAGAAATTTTTTTCTAACTCAATTTCGCTTTCAATGTCGTCGCTCATTTGAACCACTCCTCTGGTATGCTACCTTCTGCCCACAAGAAACCGTGTCTCTCACACCACATAGCGTAGCTGGTTTTACTGTTCTTTCTAATTTTGTTTCTTGCGCGTTGGAACACAAAGCGGATATCAACATCCGGATTCTGTTTCTTGATAAGTATGTGCTTGCTTCTATCTGCTACATCAAACTTGCCTTTTGCCTCAACATAGAACCCGTATTCAGGAAACCAAAAGTCCGGTGTGTAGTTTTTTATTTTAGGTTGAAACGGTATCTTCTTCGTTTCGTATTCAAAGTCTCTTCCGTTTTCAGCCAACTTACGTGCAACACGTAACTCGAAATCGGATCTAAACCTGTGTCGCCCTGCCATTACGGTAACTCTATGCTGGGAGGCGAGAAGTTCAACGTCAGATGTTCTAGTCTTTTCAGTGCGTACCCTGCCATCTTTGGGGATGATTTTTCTAAAGAGGTAATCTGTGTTTGAATTTCCCGTGTTGGAAGCCATACTACTCCACCACTCCTGACTATAAAATTTATTTTTTGAAATTGTTCTTCAATAGTTCGCATATCACGTTCGCTGGTCTCTCCCTGTAGAGCACCGATAAGGTTGTCTTGCAAATACTGCTCGACCAATGTGATTGGTAGCCCTTGTCTGCTGTTGCGTAACTGAACAACAGAAGCGTTTCCTCCTCGTTTCTGTGCTGACTCAACATACACAAAGAACGTATTTGGATTCAGAAACTGCATTGAGGGAGTGAACTCTGTATAATATATAACGTACACTACACGACACTTTCTTTAGCTAACTTAGTATACCACGTCCCCGGCCTACTTTGAGCCCGTGAGGTTGCTTTCGGTGCAAACTTAGCTTTAGGCCAACACTTGCTTTTGTGACCACAAAACGTACAAGTGCGAGGCATGAGCATGTTACCTGTTGGTTTACCCTTGTGCATCTCCTTTTCAGGTTGGAACTCTTTACGAAAAGGTTTGTTCGACAGAAGATATTTGGCACGGGCTTTAGCATCAGCAATGTACTGCTTACGATCTTGTTCTTGATCGTCTGGCGCAGGGCACATAATCCACTCGCCATTGTTTTTGTTTACTACAATCCAACCGCCAAAAGGCAACCCAACAGCAGTAGAATAAAGATAACCCTGCATGATATACCCAAAGGTGTCATCCTGTTTGATTTTTTCATACCCTCCGAAAGAGCCGAATTTATGGTTAAAAGAGTAATCAGACGCTGATTTGATGTCCCAAACCTTTGGTCCCGATCCATCGTCAATGATGATATCAAGGGTCCCAGTAATTTTAATGTCATGGTCAAGCTCCAGTTCTACTTTCTTTTGCAAATCTACAATTTCAACTTCAGATAGTCTCATGGATAACACAGCGAGAGATTCGATCATGTCCCCAAATACGAACCTCATAAACGTAGTGTAATCCATATCTTCCTTGTTGCCAGCTATCTCATGTTGTTGTTGGCACAAAGGTCTGCCTAAACCTGACATGCGTATGCCAGATTTTTCGGGCTTTCTGTTGAATTGTTTTTCGATAGAGGCGGCTACTGATTCAACAAACTCATTAGAAAATTCGGGCGGGAGATTGATTGTCCCCCGCCCTGCGCTTTCTAGAGCCGCCTGTATCTTAGGCAGCGTCAGCATCGGCAAGCTCTGCTTCTAACGAAACATCAATACTTTCCGTGCTGAGTTTTTGAGCTTCCCTGAACTTCTCAAGGATGCCCTCATTGTAAATTTTAATTGTCTCCAAGAATTTCTTGATAAGATCCAAGTCTTCTTGCACAAGATCTTTGAGGTAATCAGTTTGAGCAAATGTGGGCACCCAAAAAGTTACACTACCAGATTTCATTTTCTTTGTGCCAATCAGAAACACAGTTTTCTGCATGAGTTTCTTCTGGCGCGTAATGAGGTCAAGTGCCTCCCGTACCGGACGAAAGCCTGATTTCTTGAAATATGCCACGACGGGTTGATTGTCGAGTTTGACATCATTGCCCTCTGCGTCTTTTGCAGTTCCTGATACCGTCGCATATACAACTTGGTTGCACACAACTTCTCTTGAAAGAAGAAGTCGTGGGTCTGTTGGACTCAACTCTTTCTCTTCATCCTTTGTCAGGCGACCACATTTCTCACCGCCAATGGAATCTGGAAACTTGTCACCCAGACTTCCGGTCTGAATTGATTGAGAAACAAAACCTTTCTCTTCATCATCCCAGTGGCTGTAAGTGTACATTCTGCTAAACGGACGCAGTTTCAGCTTTTCAGCGTATACGAAACGTCCATCTACCATAAGTTTCCAATGTCCTTTTGGTAAAGAGTTACCGTCGTCGTCCTCGTCTGTGTAATTTATTGCCAAGCGAGGTAGACCGTTTCCAGAACCAGTGTTGGGGGCTCCACCCTGCCCGGTCAGAGCCATGAGTGCTGACTCGTCAAGATTATCTAAATTTATGTTTTCAAGTGTTGCTAAATCGTTCGTCATTTTCTTCTCCTATGACTGTTTAACTTTTCTATTGTAAAGTTATACAAGCTGGGTGTCAAGCCAATTATCACCTATTTTTAACTCAATATCAACAGGCATATCATAGTGTATGCCGTAACGTCTATGTGATTCATCTTTGATAGATAACATAGCCTCCTCCATCATGTTGATTGCCTTACGTTCCTCGCCCGGATAGACATCCATGACTATGCTATCATGCACAGTATTACATATAACACTGTTTATTTTGGACTGTCTTAGAAGTTGGCTCAAACGAATCAAAGCAAGGGGTAGCAAGTCTCCTGTAGCAAAACCCTGTACAGGATAGTTGCAGATGGCGGTGCGGTTTGTCGCAGTGCCCCACTTTGTCCACTTGGTTCCGGGAAAATGGTATTGCCTACCAGAGGGCAACGTTATGTATCCTTTATCTACGGCTTGGCGTTGCATGTCATCCTGCCACTCTGTCACAGCCGCATACTTATCTTTGAAGGCGTTGTAGTATCTTCTCTGGGAATCAGTGCCTGTTACACCACCATACAGAGGCTTGAAGGTGTGTGCCTTTGCTTCCTGTCGGCTACAGCCTATGATCTCTGCAGTGTAGTTATGAACGTCAGTGCCAGACCTGACATCGTTGTAGATGGCTTCGTCGCTTGATAAGAACCCTGCCACACGGAACTCTAGCTGACTATAGTCCCCCTCAAGTATCTTACCGCCTTCCCAGCGGCTTGTAACAACTTTGCGAATGACGAACGTAGAGCCTCGCGGCATGTTTTGAAAATTTGGGTTTCTCGAAGATAGTCTTCCAGTAGCAGTAACACACTGCATAAACTCAGGATGAATAAAATCATCATCATCAAGATTGTTGAGCATACCGTCCACAAAATTAGAAAGATAAGTTCGAATAGCAGAGTATCGGATATACGCCTCCACAAATTCTTTAGCCTCCCCGGACAACTCACTAAGACGTTGCTCAAGCGTTTCCTTGTCTGTTTTAAATCCACCTGCCGCAACGTCAGCGACTCCTCTAGGGCTGATTTTAAATCCTGCAGTCTTACCAGTATCGACATACGTTATTCCTTTTCCGTTACACGTTGAACAAACACGCTTGGCCTTACTTATGCTGCCATCTTTACGAACAAATGAAACTCGTCCCGTGCCCTCACATTGCATACACTGAGAGCCAATCGTACGTCGTATCACAGTTGTATTATCGCTAATAGCATGTTTGAACTCGCTTTGCTTCATGCGAGTACGCATCTTCTGTTTCTTGGTAGCCCCTCGTTGCTCAGTGCCTAGATTGAAAAGCGTCTTCCATACCTGTTTGTTATTTACCTTACGAGAATAGAACAGGACAGAACGATCATCAGGGCTATCAAGGTTGAAAGGGGTATCACCCATTGCGGTTTGAGCCATGCTTCTGAGCTTGAGTCGTAGTTCCTCTTGTTCATTTTCAAAGTCCTCCTTCAATTGTATCAGTGCTTGTTTGTCTATCTTGATGCCAGCGCGTTCGATGTCACACAGAACGTCTGTCATCTCACAGGACATAAGTAGTGTGGACTGTAAACTAGAGCTCATGGTACATCCTCTCAAGCGTTGTGCCAAAGGCTTCTGCCTGTTTGATAGCGATACGTTCCGTAACAAGAACGTCTTCCTTACCATACTCTTCTACAATGTCGTAGGGTATTTTGTCAAACGTAATACCGTCATCCAGATAAGGTTGAACGAGATCTTTCTTCTTGGTGCCCACGTCGTATTTCTCAGCGAGAGCGGCAAGACTCAGAGGCCAACGCCGGGAACCAGCTAGGATGTACTCTCCAACCATCGTGTCATACAGCTTGCCCTCGTAAGACCAACCGCACTCACGCAACCACATCAGGTCAAACTTGATGTTGTGACCAATCAACAGATCGCACCACTCAAGAGCAGAACGAACTTGTTCGAACCCGCCAGCAGTCGGTGTTTCCTTTTCGTGGTGAAAGCAGAGGTAGTCAACACCTACATCAGTTATGCGTTTGTAGCCGACACTAACCAGAAGATTTTTGAAGAACGGAGAGGGTGTCCAAGAGCCGTTTGGCTTTTTGGTTGTGGTAGTTTCCACGTCAAGAGTCACTATGTTCATTGAGCTCCTCCATGTTCACTCTGTCCACCATGTAGATTTCAACGCCTATCTTTTTCTGGCGAGGTTTGGCTATGCGATTTATCAGCGTACCATCCTTACGATACGATTTTGTTTTTACATCAAAGAAACGGGTCTCTCCGGTTTCAGGATTAACAGCCACGAGATCTATCAGGCCGTTACCACTCAAGTTGTGAAAGACATGCCAACCTTGTTTAATTAGTTGTGCGGCAGCAATCATCTCGCTAAGTGCACCCCTTGCATGTTTGATATCCATTAGTAGTAGAACCCCCGTTGAACGTCTATGTTTGCGTTTATCATGCCGTGATATCCGTTGACCTTGTTTTTAGATACACAGAGATAACGCATGTAGTTGTCGTCATCAACATCTCCGGTTCTGCCTATGCCAATAATGACATCAGCCTCACCTGCTTTACCTGTCCGACTATTGTCCATCATGGAATAATCGATGTTCATACGATTGTGTGCCTCATAGTTTGCCTGAGACACAGCCCAAAACAACAGTCCGTTACGTTTGGCTATCTCACGTGCCTTGATGTATATCTCTTTGAGGCGTTCATCACCACGCCCAAAGTCTCCGTTCACGCGAAACTTATCAAGCTGGTCAGCAAACACGATGTCTGGATCAGACAGCTTACAGTATTGATCAAGCTCTTCGACAGACGAGCCAACTGAATCCACCACAGTGAGATACGGTTTTATATCCTGCACGTACTTTTCGTTGATCACAGACTTATCTTGCACCATCTCCTGTTTTGTCAGCTTGTAATAGCTTTGAATAATTCTCAGCTTTATCTTGGCGGCGGGCTCTTCGTTTGCCCAATACGCAACCCTGTTCTTGTTCTTGATGTAGGAAGCACAAAGATGTGCACAGAATGTTGTCTTGCCTGTTTCTGGTCGGGCAAAGATTATGCCCAGATTACCACGAGACATACCCGGAAGGTTGTCTTTGATTATGTTGAGGTCGAACGGGAAGTCCACACCTCTTTCTTCGCTCTCTATAAGTTGCATGAAATCATCCTCAAATATGGTGTAGGTCTCACTGCCTTTAATGCTGTGCTCCGACACTCTGTCTAGTATGCTTTTGATTGGTGTAAAGTCGGTGGAGTCGCCAGTGTATATGTCAATGGCTCGTTCACCAATAATACGTGCTTGGTCTCTTGCCCAGAACTCTTCTACAATCTTACGGTGTAAATCAACGTTCTGTTGCTCTGATGGGTCACGCATCAAATTGAACATGTCAGCCAAGTCCTCTCGACTTGACTTGGTTAGTGCAGGGTTGGATGTTAGCAACATTGAATGAACTTCCCCTGCGGTAAGGTTCGTGGTTGCAACGTCGTGACAGTTTAGAATTGTTCTAAACACTGTCTTGGACAAACCTTCGAACATGTCTTCTGACAGTATGTGCTTCACACCAGAGTAGAAGTCGCGGTGCAAAATGAATTGCAGAATCTGTTGTTCAATCGGTTTTTCTTCTGATGAACTCATTCAGTCTTTCCCTTTCCATGTTTTTCAAATCATCTTCAAGAATAAGCATCCGGACATTCAGGTGAGGTTTGAGTGTCTGGACAGTTTTCAAGCCTAGCTTGGTTGCGTCCTTATCTAACGCAACGTACACGGTGTCGAACTTTTTGAGTTGGACTATGTGTTCTTTTAACAAAGACGTACCCAGCATGGCAACACCAGTTATCATGTGGCTTACACATGAGGCTGACGCACAGTCCTCAACCAGCACAGCATTACGAGCGTCTCCTGCAGTGAATAGCTGTTTTGATTTACCGTATCTGTACCATTTGGGTTTGGCTTTTGCAAGGGTTCGCCCAACAGCATCTACGGTTTTCGCACCGTCTCGAATCAAAAACACCGCACGGTTCAATCTCTGGTCATACATGAGACGAACGGTACGGTGTGAATAAGCATCGAACACATTGACATCTTTCATGTAACGCATAGCTGCATCACTTCGGGATATGTCTACAAATGTGTCTGGAATTTGAAATGAATTCAAAGTCTTATCTGGTTCTTCGTAACGGTTACGAGTACGCAGAGGCGGAGGGTCGGCAGAAAGCCGAACCCGGAGCCGACCCTTTACATTGCAATCAGCGTGAAAGCATTTGAACATGATATTCATCCCGTCATTGAAGGCGGCAAATGAATTCTTGTGTCCGCAAGATGGACAATCAGATCGATATCGTGTACCACCCTGAATGTTCAAGGACTCAATGTAGTCGTGCATCATGCTCATGGTGACGAGCATATAGACAAACGAATTCTGTGTCAAATGAATTTTCTGTTGACAGCTTGTTCGAATCAGAATTATAATCCCGTAGGGTTCCCCATTGGGATTACCCTATCATGTAAAATAACCGTTAGCTTACCTATAGGGATACCGTATGAAAGAAAGAGAGAAAAGAAAACTGTCAACATATCATGGTCGTTTGTTTGTTGATGAAGAACAGGCTAATCACTGGTTAGACAGGATGCGCTTAAAAATGGGCACAGACTACACCTACGAATGTAAATGGCACAAGGGGTATGAACTTTGGCATGGGGTTCTGTACAAAGAACAGGATGTGAGATAACAAAATGAAAAAGCTGCCAAATGAATTCGACAGTGCAGTGCTTGGTGTTAGCCAAAGAATAGGCATGGAAGATTGTATTGTCTACGATGTAACTAAGATTCTACATATCCTGATGCAAGACATGTTGGCGGACGATGCGTTCGAACATTTTATGTACAACATAGCCGGGTCTTACGTAGGTGAAACTACCCCTATATTTCTGTGGGAAAAGACCATGAAAGAAATTGAGGAAGAGGCAAATGAACACGAAGAGTGAATCCAGAATAAAACGAATCAAGGCGCGTGTGAAATATCTGTACAACCTGATTGAAGAAATGGAGAGTGAAATTGAACAAGAAAAAAAAGCAAATGAATCCCATAGCGAAGAGTCTGTCGGAGAAACAGAACAGACCGAAGACGATACCGGACAAGAGGCGGGAAAGTTACGACAGGTACATCGCTCGGAAGTTAAGAGAAAACTGGCGCAACTTAGACGCAAGAAAAAAAGATATTGACGACTGATCCCGACTCATGCCATACCATTCTTGTCGTTGTTTTTAACACAGGAGTACACGATGTATTACGCAGAAATAATCCCTACGGGTGAGAAACTGAGGGTGATGTCAGAAACACATGATCCGACACGTCTAGTTGTCCGGCGAATGTTCAAGACGATTACAGAGGCTAAAGAGTCCGTCACAAAAAGATTGCTTGAACACCCCCAAGACGTTCACGAAGTTGTGATCCTCAAATACCGTGAAACAAAAGCCAACAAGATTCACGGCTATTATGACTGGACGGGTGAGAAGCTAAAACTCAATAAGGGCATTGACCCTTTCGTGCATAACGTTCTGTATGGGAGAATGTGATGTCTATATACTGGAATAAAGAGTTAAGCGACAAAGACAACTGCTTTGCTTTGGCACTTGCTCATTTTGTCTATGAAACACCTCCTATAGGTGTGCATACATGGGACGAGGACAAGGTTGAAAATTGGGCTGAGGAGCACGCTTGGCAACCTTTTGAGTATTGGAGTGGTAAAGACATCGTAGAACAGGTGCGTGTTTTAGCCAGAGATTTTCAAGCCGTTGCAGATTTAAGAAAGGTTCATAATGACCAA